GAAGCACCAGTACCAGAATATGAGGTTATAGTCAATTCAGGATTTTGTGAATTTACTATTAGATCAGCTCCATCGATTCCAGATAAATTAATTTGTGCGGATATGACAGCACCATCGTCTGGTCCATTCTCAGATATTTCATAAAGTGCATAGAAAGCACTAGATGAACTTAAATTACTTTCACCGACTTTATTTCTAATTTGTTCCAATTTAGTATATACTGGAATAGTAGAAGCAATATCCTCTTGACTTGAATAGAAAACACTAGTAAACATAGGATCTTGCTTGAACATGAAATAACATTCTGAGCAATCACATTCTACAGTCTTGTAAAGCTCACCCTTTTCATAGTAATCATTTGTAACACCACTTATTGGAATTTGCTGATTATCTTTGAAGTAAACTGAACAAAAGCCACTTAATCCATAGTTACCATCGCAAAAACTGTCTGCTGCTGCGAATTCTGTAGAAAATGCTTCTGTGTTATAATCTTCGAATGAGACTACTGGAATCCATTCAGTTTTTACAAATCTAAGATAATCACCTGTTATTCTATAGATTGGAAGCCATGTGTATCCATCGCCATAAGTTTTTATTCCATAGCTATGAGTTGGAGCAAATGTGGATGATATAGTTCCAGATAAATCATCTCTGTTGAACTCATTATTTCCTAGACAGACATACACATTTCCATTTTCTCTATTCCACGCATAATAAGCACCTGAATTGTTCTTTGTTGATGACCAAGGATTATACACGTTTCCAGAAACCCAAGGAATATTTGGAATTACTCCGACGACATCATCTCTGCTTACTCTTTTCGTAAATATAACACTTCTCCAGAGTTCTTTAGCGGCTTCATCGGTGCTATTTGTTAAAGATGATGTTGTGTCGCCGACAAATATATGTAATTGTTCCGTCTTTCCGATAGAACCTAGGTAGTTTTTAATATCAGTAGTCTTTTTAAACATTATGGGCAACCAGTACAGGTAAGATTATCATTTGGGCTTGTCAACCCACCATCGTAGCAAAAGAAAATAAAATTTAAAATATTTATGTCTTTAAATTCATCTGCATTGAAAAGATTTGTCCAGTTTGGAAATCTAAAGGTAGGACCAGTAAATCCTGCGTAACTAATACCACAGCAACCTACACATGCAGTTATACCAAAATAGGTAGCACCGCTTATCTTGCCAAGTGCTGGATAGGTTCCTCCAATTTTATATGGGGCATAATTTTTAAGCATTGGATATTCACAAACTACACCATCTTCTTCGTCTGGATTTCCAGGTTCAAAGTCAGATATTTGCTTTCCAAAGATTACAGAGACACCAGCTGGATGATTTGATTTCTTATAAATTTCAAGTAGTTCTTCATTTTCGCTATACTTATCACCGACAAATAATAAGTAAGAATAATCATGAAACCAAGTTGAATCCTGAATTCTTGAGTAATTTAAGTAGCTACCAGCTAGATCTCCTCTTACGAGGTAATCCCCAGTATCACCCAGATCAGTTCTAAACTGGAAATTGGGATCGGCAAATTTTCCACCATTCAATCTGAGGATAAATCTTTTTGGTATTTCAACCTGAATATCAGTTTCATCGATAACAAAAAGGGTAGTAAGTATTTTTCTTATACCCTCTTCAGTTCCTTTTCTGTGATAGAAGTTTCTTCTAATTCCAGTGATGAAATTCTCAAGTTCTATTCTACCGACAGATAGAGTATTTGAATTAAAAATGCCATTGAAAGACTCGCCATAAACATTGTATATGTTTTCAAGTAATTTATCTTTTGTCTTCTTGATGTCTATATTGTCAAGAATATTATTTGAAATACCATACTGAGCACCAGAAGCTGCATCGCAATATAGCCAATCATAGTATTTCTGTAAGAAATCATAAATTGTTATCGCAGTTTCGCCTCTGTTTTGCTTGTTTTCCTTTTCGTATAAAACCCAAAGTGGAATGAATCTAGTGATGTCAAAAAGTGTACCGCACTCTTCGCTGGTGTTGAAATTATACGGCGTGCTTCTGAGCTGTACAAAATTCTCAGAAACTGATTCACTTTTTACTTCTTTTATATCTGATTCTAAAAGAGCAATCAATGCATTGATTGCATGATTGTTGTTGGTAATTCCAGCTGATGAGAAATATGCAAACATTAGATAAGTTCTATTGTATTTGGAGCTATAGTAAACTTGACGTTGCTAGATGATCTAAATGTTGGGAATCTAAGATCTATATCGATGTTAATCGGCTCTGAGAATCTGGGTTCAAATTCAATAATACCAGAATTTGGATTTACTCTTCCATAGTTTTTGTCGGCATTAATTAATTCAACACCATTAATTACATCATAAACCCTAAATGTGATATATTGATTCAATGAAGAAACAGATGATGGGAAAACTTTCAATCTTACCAGCATACCTGTCTTATCAGTATACTCTGTTATTGTGGTGAATGCTCCAAAAGGAATATTGATAGGATTTCCTAGACTTATTATTGTTTTTTGTGTATCTGGTGCTGGATTGGGTGAAATTAGTCTTCTATAATTTATTGTGATATAAGCTGCACTTATATCATTCACAAATGCAGCCTCAAGTGCATCCTCGACTCCAGAAAAATCTATATTATAGCGATCATAAAAAGCATAATTTGCCAGCAAGTAATTTTTAATAGTTAACTTCAATTGCTCTCTTTGAGCATTGGTTAGATTGTTATTTCTTGGCTGTATTCTTACATCATATGTCAGATTGTCAGAAGTGCTTTCGACATATTCTGGCATGATTGAAACTGTACATTTTGTCTTTAGATATGCAACAAGATCGAGAATATCTGGATTTGAAACTTCATCTGTAGTTACAAATACTCTTCCGTATTTTGGTGGGTTAAGTTCTTCTCCACCAAATACGTTAAAGTTATCCTTGGTTATGTTGTATCCCTTGGCTCTAAGATACTCAGCGGATATAGCCAGGAAATCATCTTTTGTTACTGCTCTGTTCTGCGAAGCAAAAAACTTTGGTGCTATGAACTTGTAATATTCAATGTCTGGACCGTTGCGTCCGCCCTTTGATGCATAGTTGGTTGAATTGGGTAGTATTTGAATTGTAATATTACCAGGCAATTCATTTGTGCTAAAGGTAGAAATACCATTTGAGTTAGCACCAGAAGAAACCAAGTAGCTAATTCTAACATTATCAGTAGACTTGATATCATTTCCTAGTGCATTTTCTTTACCGAATTGTAATTCAAATCCAGTATCAAATCTTTCGATGAAATATATTGTTTGTGATAAATTTTCAGTACTATCACCAATGTTATCGGAAAGAGTCCAGGTCTTCCATACACCATCACCAGAATCAACTTCAACTGATATTGTTGATATATCGATATTTACATTCGCTAAAAAGTATGATTGTTTGGTAAGATCAACCAACTGAGTTATGTTTCTCTGACTTATAAGTTCAGATCCTTCAACTATAACAACATTATCGATGAAATTATCTGCATTAATTTCCTGCTCATAATCTTGGAGGGCATAAAAATTGTATATTATACCCTCATCGTTAATTCCATTGAATTGAGTGAATTTAGGTATAAATGCAGAACCACCAACCTGTATATTTGCTCTAGACGAAGTACGAGTAGGTATAACAACACCAAGTGGTTTTGTCAGGGATACTATTGACTGTTCTCTTTGAGCTGTGTCTAAGAACATCTCGTTTGCGATCATGTTTGTATATAAAGCATAATAAAATGTATTATATGCCATCAGATCAACTAGAGAGTTAATGACTGAACCATTGAAATTATAATCCTTGAGAAGTGTCTGATTCTTCAAATAAGTAATCAAACTAGATTTTATTTGATCAAATTCTAAATTTCCAAGGTTGATTTGATTATTTGCCATTATCTTTCTCTAGAGTTATTTAAACGATTTCTGACGATAAGTTATAAAATATAAATATGGACACTATATTTATTCTAATTAAAAACTGGTTCCTGAACTTTTTCTGGATCTTTATTAAATGAATCCCTATTTAGGGTGATGCTCATAAAATCTTTATTGGCATAAAATATATTTGTTATTTCAGTTATCATCCATTTACCACCGAATCTACGATACTTATCATTGGTAAATTCCAGGAAATCCTCTACCGTGACGAGTTTTCCTATCTTCATGCTTTCATTTCTTGGTATAACAATCTGTAGAGTCTGCGAGAACAATAGCTGTAGCTGCATATTTCTGAGCAGGGGTGTCTTCGATGGCGTGTTCCAGAAGGTAGCATAAGTTCTGGTATACTCAAGATATTTCATGAACTTATCACCAATTTCTGGGCAGTTGCAACTTGCTGTGTTTTCTGGATTTGACCAGACACATCCAAGCCAATCTGGACCAAGATGTTGTTCAATCAGAGAACATTCCTTCAGTTCCTGCTCAAGTTTGTATAGTTCAATATAACTTGGCTCTGGTTCCTTTGGCTTTCTGTTCTGAGCTGGGCAGTTGCAGTAAGGATTGTCAGCTGGACAGCCACTGGTAAATACGCTTCCCTTTGGATTCAGACATCTTAATTTATTTCTGAGACAGAAGTTTTCAGAGGTTCTGGCAAATACGACAAACTGAGCAGCGAAATTGCTGTCAAATATATCTGGGTGATTTCCGTGTACTGGTGGTTGTACTACACCGTAGTTGGTATATCCAGATATATCATATTTCCAAACATCTTCTGTCACTAATCCAGGTCTATAGATTACATGATCTCCAGTAAGCCACCAAGAAGTAATATTTCTAAAATATCTTTGTAGAGTTGGGTGTGCAGCAAATAGTTCGTCGTTTTGATCTTTGAATCCAGTTATTTGCTCATACTGATGATCGCTGCTGTAGTAGAACTGTATTTTTCCAGGATCGGTTGAGAATGTGTCGAGTAGCTGAGAAAGTTCTACGGAAAAACCATTTAACTTTAAAGATTTATCTTCTCTTTGAAAATTTACATTTTTACTATAAAGATAATCAAAGACTTGATTATTTTCAAAAAACACATGCTCTCTGGCAGAAGCATTATCATAACCATAGGTATTGAGTATTGATGTTGAATGTTCAACAGATCCAAATACGTCTTTAAATGAGGGTATAATGAATAAATTATCAGGTATATGGAAAGCCCACCAGTTTCTATGAACTTTCTTTACTTTATGTGAATCAAAAATATAATTAGATGCATATTCGGTATTTCTTAAAAATGCATCATATTTTGAGTGTGTAATTTTATTATTTTTTGTTGTATCAAAAAAACCATATCCACTATAATATCTTCTACTGTTATCTAATACGATATCTTGTTTTATACAGTAAGGTGTATATGAATTATATGGAAGTGATGAATAATTTTTTATTCTCTGTTCAAAATTACTAAAGTATCCAGCATCTAATCCATAATCTTGTTCTTCATTAACAGACATTCTTGTGTCTGGAATGTGATCAGCATAATAGTTAAATACAGTTTCAAATGCAATTTCTGGCTGTAGATCCATACCAGCTGATTCAATACCAGAATTCCACCAATAGTGCTTTCCATTTGGTTCTGGATCCTTGATTCTTTTCATCGCCACATCAAAACCATATGGATCCATTCCTATGACAACTACATTTTGATTTATAGTTTGTCTTCCATTTGGTCCAGCAGTTAATGAAACAATATAAGGTAGGAAATATTCATATCCAGCATTTCTGATGAATCCATCTGGGAAATCCACTATGGATTCAAGACCTATTGGTTGCTTGAATTCAATTCTAACATATGAGGACAATTCCTCTCTTTTTAGATTTGGTGGCTTCTTGAATTGAAGATCAAAAATATTATATCTTGTCTCAAAATTTTCTATGTTTTGAGTTGCTGAAAGCTTTCTAAAATAGTTTGAATAACTTCCATCTATCGTAAATGCTGGATTTGTTGTCTGTAGTTGATATACAGAATTTAAATCAAGCTGCAATCCTGACGGATATTTTCCGTTATTCTCAAAATTAACTGGACCATATTGTGATTGCCATGAAGGATCATTCATGGTGAGAATATCATTAATTATTAATTTCTGTGGGAGTTTTGGAAGTGAGTAGAACTTATCATATAACTGATCATAATATGGATGATTTCCAGGCGCATCCCCAGGAACGAAGTCGGCATTATCGTCAAAGAAAACCTTATAAAGATATGGACCTACATTTCCACCAGTTATTCCATTATTTCTGGCTAATATTTCATATCTTGAATTTCTTACGGGCTTTCTAGTGATTGACTTTACATTCAGTAAAGATAAGTTTGAAGACAACACATTCAGTGAATTATTGTCAATTTTACTTTCTTTCTTGGAAATGAAAAATGCCTTTCTCTGGAGATATTCATTCAGAGAGCTCTGCCACTTTTCATTGAATTTTTCAATCAAAGTATTTTTAATATACTGAAAGAGTTTGATTTTATTTTCTTCTGTCTTCTTGTGTCGTATTGCTATTCTCTTGCAGACTTCAAGCTTAACAGGATCAAGGCAAGTATTGCATACATATCTCCCCTGATCTATTGCTTGATTGACTTCATTTATGATTTCTTGATATTCTTGATCAACAGGTGTAAAATTCAAACCTTCAGTGCAATTCAGATAGAATGAATATGGCACAAAAGTACTTCCTGCTGAACCATTTCTATTTCTATATCTTGGTATTATCTGAGCCTGTGGTAAGCAAGGTCTTGATACGATATCATCAAGAAGATATTTGAGTTTTGAGCATTGTCTTGCATATCCAGGAACTCCGCTGTCACAGATCTTATCGTTGACATCAAACTCAAAATTGGATGCAATTTCTGAACTTCCACTCGGATGTCCAAGAGGTGGGACCGCACTCTGATTTACATCTTCCTCATTGAATAATACTGGTGATCTATCGTATGGATATGGTTGAAGTGTCGATGTTAAGAATGATTCAGCACTTGAAATATATCCATCTACCGACCCCAGTAATTCATCGATCATTGCAATTACTTTTTGTGATCTTTCGATCATCAGATCATATGTCTTAAAACCATTTGTAAAGATATGTTTCTTATAGTTCTCAAACTGATCTGAATTTGCTCCAGCAAAGTTGTAGAATTGCTGAATATTTTGATTGTAATTTGGATCTGAGAAATTATACGAAAGAGTTAATCCTCTATTTACTGGAATAGAAGTATCGTAATTATATACATCGCTGAAAGATCCAGCGGCTGCGATCTTATAGTCTATGTTTGAGTCTGCAAATATTCCAGTTGGACCGAAGAGAATAAGAAAGTCTGGGTTTTGAGAAGGATTTGGGAGAGCTTGCAATGCATCGATCTCAGCCTGATCCTTGATGCCGCCAAGACGATCAGCAAGGCAGCAAACGGAACATCTATAGACTTCCCACTTTCTCTTGATATTCTTCAAATATGAATATCTTCTTCTTTTTTCATTCAGTGGTTCTCTGATTTTTTTGTGTATTGTATAGAAAATATTGATATCTAGATCAGTAATATCATATTGTGGAATGAAGTTTACATCATTCCATCTTGAATCACTGGTTTTTCCCAGATATTCCCATTCCTGTGGAAATGGAGTATTGAGTCTCTTGTTGTCATAATAACCATATATGATATCGTCAGTTCTAAGACTTTCGATTGGCGTCTTGCCATTTTTATTTCTAGTACCGACTTTCTCTAGAAATACAGATGTCTTCTGTGATTCTGGAACAATTTTATATTTTTCTACTGTTCTCCACAATTCAATATCACGATGATAATCAACATCAACTATTGTTCTCTTGAACGAAAGGGATGAGTCTACGAAATCAAGATAAAAATCTTCGTAGTTTGGACTTATCTTCTCATAGAAAGACTGAAATACATTATTATTGGAAAGCTTCAAGATATTTGGTTCGTGCATCTGTTGAATGTCACGAACATTATTTGCTGTTCCTATGTTCTTGGTGAAGAAAATTTCTTCTAGCTCATCATTTTCCTGATCCTTGATCATTTTTTCAGCAGACTTGAAATTGTATCCATCCCTATCTCTCCATAAAAAGTAATTTACGGCGTTTGGATTTGTCTTGGATACTGCAAAATTGCAAATATACTGAAGAAGATTGCTGATGCTTATTTGACCTTTGGACTTTGCCCAAGGGTAGCTTATCTCATTTGACTTGACCCATATACCATTATAGGTTGGCTCAATTTCATAATTTTCAATATTTAACTTATTAAAGATATTATTGATTAGACCAGGTATTGTTGAATTTTGACCTGTTGCTATAAAACCAACAAAGTCTTTTCCTTGTGGAAAAAACTGCCCATCTATCTCTTTTGTAAATAACTCTTCAGTGGTAAAATCAAAACGAAGAATCGTATAGATGGATGTATCGACCATTTGCAGATCAAGTGGTCTATTTGTAACTTGAGCTACAGCAAATATATTGAATTCTATTGTTTTGACTTCGAATGTATCTTGATTAGTTGGTTTTTTTGTAAGATACTTTAGCCCAATTTTTTCAAATGAATGAACATTAAGTTGCTCTGACCATTGATAAAGATCCTTTATCATGGCTATTCCACCCATTTCAGTATTTCTTATACTTTCGGTGAAATGAAGACTTTCTAATGGGGTGATATCTTTACCGCTAAATGGAATAACTTGAAATTTTACACCATCCTTGACAATATAAACCTCAAGAAGAGATGAAATAAAATTATTATTGAGTTCTAAATTATCCATATCAATTAGTTTCTATATCTATGGTGATTGATTTATTTGCATTCGTACTAATTTGTTCTTGTATTTTTGAAAATACCTGTGAAAGATATGAAGGTCTTAGAAGTTTGATTATTCTTGTTCCACTATTAGAACGAATATAATCGTCACCCACAGAACGAATGGAGAATGCACCAGCAACATTTGAAGCTAAGTACTTATTCAAGTAAGTATTATTGATTGTATTGACATCAGATAGATCTCCATTTGTATAATTTCCTATAGCTGTTGATCTAGCTTCATATTCTGAATCAATATAGTATGGAGAAACATAATTCAAGTTTCCATTCAGAAACATTGAAGGTGCTTCTAGCTTAGTTGTTATTTTTGCGGGTCTAGCTATATTAGTAGTAATTGTAGATCCATTTAAAGATGTAATATAATTATAGTTAACTGGCTCTACTGTATTATTTTCAAGTCTGATGAATGCCAAATATGTTCCTGTTGTTATAGTTCCGACAGGATCCTTTATCCAGACATATCTAAAAACCGAATCATACTCCTTAACTACTCCATATGTGTCATTATCATAACTAATGATGTTTTGGTTTGCATCCACAAAAACCTTTACAGCTACATCACCTGGTCTGATATTAGGCATATACCGATCAAAGAAATATGCCTTTCCTTTATATCTGACATCTGCCTGTCTTAGTAGCTCATCCTCGCTCAAGGGAAAATCTTCATAGCGAGTAAAGTTATTTGCCATCAAAATCAGCCAAGAGTAGTCAGGACTCTTGTAGTATTTGTTTGAAATCTCCTCAAGACTTTCGCCCTGTATGATATAGTTTTCAAAAAATGCTTTTGTGTTTTCCAAAGATTCTGTAGAGAATGATATTCTTCTAAAGATATCGGAAAATTCATATTCCTTATTCCTGAGCGTATAGTTGAATTTGGGAAAGAAATTAAAATACATTTTTTTATTGTTCTAAAATATCTGCTGATCTTGGGATGATCTGATATGAAGTATCACTACGATACATTGGTTCATAATCTACGAACACTAGAGAAAAGCTGACCATGAGAGGCTTGACATCATCATCGCCCTTTTTGATCATATAGGGGCTTCCAGCGGCTGCTGTGTTGATATTTACACTCTTGAGAACGGTATATGATGTCTGTCCTAGCCATGATGGATCCACGAAACCATCCACGCTTTTTCCTATTCCAAATCTCCAAAGTGGTGGTGGATATGCTTTATCTGCATATGGAGCACCGACATTCAAGCTAACTGCACCCGATTTCTTAGGAAGAGCCAAAGCGTGAAAAATATTAACGATTCTGGCAATATCCTGACCCTCTTGCTGCGAGGTAGCAGTCAGTGTAAATGAAATATTATAAACTCTTTTCTCTGCGCTCTCAAATACTGATTGAGTTGCGTCTAGATCTTTTCTACCTGTGGTTATATCTCTAGCCATGCCGCCAAGAAAACTACCTATTCCAAGAGCTGGTCCTACAAATGGTATGAAAGTAAGAGCCAAGTCTGTAATAAAGCCACCGACACTAGATGCAGTATTAATCATACCCTGAACGGCATTAGTATCATCAATATACCTGATGTTGGTACTTGATTGAATCTGCTTTGGAGCTGGTATCATAATAGTTGCTATCGCAGGATCCATACCAGCATAGATATTATTAGGATTTTCAGTATGTCTGTTGGTTTTGGAAGTGGTAGCCAAGTTAAACCATTCAGTACATGTAAACTTCAAAAACAACATCTCGTCTGAATTGAAATTTGAATTCAATAGCTTAGACGATGGAAATAAAATTTGAGTATTTGCTTCGGTGGATAAAGGTAATACAGATTCTACTGATGGCATACATAATATATATTATGCCATACAAAACAAAATTTTTTCCAAAAAATACCAGTAAGTACGAAGGAGATCCCAGCAAGATCCTGTGTAGATCCCTTTGGGAGAGAAAATTTTGCAAATACCTGGATGAAAACAAGAATATAGTAAAATGGTCTTTTGAACCAATCAAAATTCCATATGTTTCCCCAGTGGATAATATGATGCACTTCTACATTCCAGACTTTTTGATTGAAAAAAGAAATCCAAACAACGAGGTCGAGACTCTTTTGATTGAAATCAAGCCAGAAAAGCAAACAAAAGAGCCCACGGTCGGAAGAAAGAAGAAAAGAACATTCATGACAGAAGCGGTCACATTTGCTGTAAATAAGGAAAAATGGGCTTCGGCTCATAAATTTTGTGAAAAAAACAACATAAAATTTAAAATTTTAACAGAAAAGGACTTATTCTAATGCCTATAAGTTTGGACGAATATAGATTATACATCAAGAAACGTAAATTTGTCCAAAACCCATCCCACTATAAGATGGATATATTTGGAAAAGATGGACAAATTTTTGTATGCTATCCAGATAGCATCCTTATTCCTGGTCGAAACTTCATCAATACTCCATTCTCATACTACGGTCCCGAGTTCTCATTCCCCCTGAGAAGAGAATACAATGAACTTTCCGCCAATTTCTTAGTTTATCAGGACTGGAAAGAAAGAACATATTTTGAAAGCTGGATGGATTCTATTCTTCCCTTTGATACTGATACTAAAAATGTTGGAGTGTCTGACATAATTCCAACGGATCTTCTCTCAAAAATGAAGAAAATACAGATTGTTTTCAATTCCAGACAGAAAACTGAGAATTCAAATTCAATCAATGCAATTCTAGATCTGTTTGAGTGCTATCCCTCGCTGATAACCCCAACTCAATTTTCCTCAGATAATTCGGGTTATACTCTATTCACTGTTAATTTTGCGTTTAAGTACTATACATTCAAGAGCTCTTCTGATACATCAACACCAGAAATTAAATCATTCTAATTATGTTTACTGAATTACTTTTAAAACAATTACCAAAGTTCAACGTCAAGAAACCCTCAACTGGAAAACCATTGTGGTTTAGACCAATTCTTGTGAAGGAGGAAAAGAAACTTCTATCTGTACAAGAATTCGGAAACAAGGCAGAAATAATAAAGGCTGTCTCTGAAGTAATGGATTCCTGCTACGAGTCTCTGGATTGTCAGAGTCTTCCGACATATGAATTCGATTACCTGTTTGTTCAGCTAAGAATCAAATCAATCGGATCCAACATAAATGCAAAATTTACATGTCCAGATACTGATGAAAAGATCAATCTAAACCTTGATCTAAATGAAATCAAGATAAACGGAATTGAAAAATTTAATACAAGTGTAAAAATATCAGATAACATGACTCTAACGATGAGAGCTCCAAACTACATGGACCTCGATGAGCTTCAGATTGAAGAGCTGACATACGAAGATCTTCTCAAGCTAACAGCTAGATGCATAACTTCAATACTCACTAATGAAAGCAACTTTGAAATCAATCCAAATAATGCACAGAATATGAAGGATATACAAGATATGTTGTCAAACATGACATCATCTCAGTTTTCAAAGATAATTGAATTCTTCAATAATATCCCAACATACGAACATGTGGTAAATTACACTACATCAGATGGGCAGAACAGATCAATTAAAATATCAGGAATTCAAGATTTTTTCAGATTAGCCTCAGTCACATAAGTCTTTTGGTCTTATTTGACCTACAATTTCAATTAATGCAACATCATAAGTATTCGCTGTTTGATCTGGAGAACATGATGCCGTGGGAAAGAGACATATATGTGGAGCAACTGAGGCAGTATATAGAAGAGCAAAATCTAAAAAATATGCAGGCAAATGCTAAATCTCACTGGATGAAATAATGAAATACAAAAAGAAACAATTTGAAGCACTTAAAACAAGATTAAAAAATCTTTATTTTAAAAGCAACATTGTAGTTTCTCCTAGAATAAATTTATTCAAACTAAAGGTAGAAAACGAGGAAAACAAGTATTCTATTCCCGAGATAAAGCGTATTAAGGAAAAGGAAACTGTCTGGATAAAGACAGATCCAGAGAAAAGAAAACTCAACACATTTAAGTTTGACGAAGCTGATTCTGTTAAATTTGTGAAGAAGGAAAAGAAAGTAAATGACAAATCATTTACAACTAATAAAGAACATTATATAAATGACAAGTCATTTACAACTAATAAAGAACATTATATAAATGGAAATACCAGTTCTTTATCCAGTGTTCAATATTTGAACATGTATTCTCCAATTAAGCAAAATAAAATATACAACACAAGTAATTTTAAAAGTTTAAATTTTACAAATAATTACAGCTCTACCGATCAGCAAAGCTCTACTAATAATGTTAAAAATGAATATAAACAATATAAAAATATTGAGCAGATGAAAAGCAATGTTGAAAATAAAATATTCAATAGAAATGTAAAGTTATTTAAGAATGTAAATCAGGTAGAAATTAAGTATATTGATGATCCAAAAGACCTCACTAGAATTAGTCCAGAGCAAATAGCCAACACAGAAAAATCTGTGGATGTTAGAAAAATTTACATTCCCAGTAAGGAAGAACTTCTAAAACTGAAAGAAAAAATAACTGAGAGAACTATTTCAAAGCAACCTAGATATGAAATTTTCTCATCAATAAGAAATGAAGGAAGTTCCCCAGTATATCAAAACATCGCAAATAACACTTCTAGGTTGGTATCGAATACTGTAATTAATAAAAATTACAATAACAATTTTAATAAATCAACTACTAGTGCAGTATATGCATTGCCAGCATATGCTGAAGGAACAAACTCTCCCCTGACTCAAAGAGAACTTGGAGTTCTACATCCTGGAGAAATGGTAATACCACCTGGTCCTAAGAGTCTTGGTGGTGTAAATTCTGGCATATTAAAAAATGCAGAATCCCCTAATTTAACACCAGCGACTACATCGCAAGCACAACCACAGGAAGAGACTCCAAACATGCAAGGTCTGAAGCCACCTGTGTCTAATGCTCCAC